GCCAGCGCCTTTGCTACTGCTCCGGATGCCTGATCGTTGCCCTTTGCCACCTCTCCGGCTCCTGCCTGTGGCTGTGCTGCAGGTGTCTCCGGTGCGGTACCGGTGCCGTCCTCTGTGCCGTAGCGCTTTTCGATGCTTTCCAGGAAAGCTCTCTCGGCATCAGTCAATTTGCTCTTGTCAATCTTCATTTCCTCTTCGTCTCCTTTCGGGTTTTCATTATTTTCTTCTGGTCCTCCCTTGGATTTCTCCTCGGTTTTCTTGGTACCGCAGGCTTTTTCGATTGTCTGATTCAGACGCTCTACTGCAGATTTCATAATCTCCAGTTCCTCCTCCGATACCTCCTCATTCTTTTTCACAATGCTTGTCACCTTGCCATTGGACCAGTTCTGGATCGAACTCTGCATGACTGCATGAAATTCTTCAAGGCTCTCAGACATTGCGGTTGCTGCGCTCGTGCCATCCAGCTCTTCATCGTTCAGAATCGAACAGAGCGAAGATTGCAGTGCGTAGCATATATCCCAGATTTCATCAGCAATCTTCCGGTTCTTCGCTTCATTGAATTTCTCGTTGAAACTAACGGCATCGCTTTTCTGGATTTCCTCAAACGCACTGTCGATTTCGTCCTGGCTTATGCCGACTGCTTTGCCGATAGCTGCAAAGAATCGTTTCAGTACGCCAGTACCTTTCTCGCTGTCCTCTCCTACGGGCTGCCCCTCACCGCTCTTGCTCTTCAACAGGCGGATGTGAGCATCCGGATTAGCACCTTCATCTACAAAATCAACTTTCGTGATTTTGAGATTTTTGAGTTTTGTTGCCACTTCGCTTCCTCCTTTCCGTGGATTTATAAAACAAAAAGCACCCTCCCGGATGCCTCTCGAATTACCGTAAAAATCATGTCTACCTATGCCCTTATTACGGACTCAAAGGTATAATTATAGGTTTAGGCGGTCTGAAAAACTCATTACGCCCCTCTTTTTAGGCGGTGATGCCGTCCTCTACCTCTACTCTTTCTGCCTCTCCCTCAATGGAGAACATCGGGTAGGTACCGTCTTTCACCTTTTCCCACACTTCCTTGTCCGTGACCTTGAATCCGATCCACCAGCCTACCGGAAGCGTACCTGCAGGAATACCCATAGCCTGCATCTTTTCCTCGGTGAACACCACACTCTCAACCAGGACTGCTGCCCCGCCTCTTTCGTGCATTTCTCCGCCCTCACGGTACAGAAGCACGTACTCATAGGCTGCTCGCTCCAATTCTTCCGGCTCTACGATGTCCTCCTGCCAGTCCTCGATCACTTCTCCGTCTGACCGGATAGAAACATTCGCCCACCCAAAGGCGAGCATCTTTTCATCGTCAGACTTTGCAATCTTGAATCTGCCCTTAATCACGCTTTTCTGATTTTCGCCCTCAGTTTTTTGCGGATTTTCCGCAGATTTCTCTATCAAATCCGAGAATTTCTTCATTTTGGTTTTCCTCTTTTCCGTCTTTTCGACGAGTTGGCCGCTTTCGCACTTGAACTTATCGTTGCCAAATCCAAATGCCGCCGACATCTGTTCTCTCGTCATAGAAGTTTTGCTGAGTCCTCGTTGTAGAACCCTCTCTTTTTCCATTGTGCGATCACCTCCTCTTTGCTTGCAAAGCTCCAGTCTGTCTTTGTATTCCCGACAACTTTCAGCTTCACGACTGTATCTGCCCCTTCCTGCTCAACTCCGGTTATGATGTAGTCTGTTCCTCTCTGCAGAAGGAACTCGTACTCGTCCGGCTGTGCTATCGGGCTGATCCAGGCGCCGATTCCCTTTCCTTTCGGAACTTCTATCTCCATGAAGATATTTCCGCTTGCTTTCTTTTCCCGGACAACCGTTGTGCTGCCGAATCCATCATCATGGAACGTGCTGCCTATCTTCGTCTGCAGACTCTCCAGAACATCTTCCTCGCAAGTGCGGTAGACCTTGATCGAATCCTTCAACTCAAACTTATCAATGGCAGTCGTAATGTCGCTTATCATGTCCTGCACCGTCATGGTGGTTGAATTGTTCCACATCGTTACCTGGTTCTCTGTCATCTGATGCCTCAGAAGTCCGTTGATTCCGTTGTAGTCTGGACCGGCGTAATTCTCAATGGCACTGAGTTCTGAGGATTCAAGGCTCGATTCCCACGATTTGTAGCTGGACTGCTGGTATTCAACCATCAGCCTGTCGTATTCCTCCCGGTTTTCCCGCCGTATCGTTCTGTCCGGATGCTTTCCGAAATACTCCTCGGCTTCATCCGGTGTGTTGAACTGTTTCGGTGTTTCCTCTTGCCCTGTGTCAAGAAGAGACTCCTGCGTGAGCGTGTCGGCGATGTTCTGTGGCTTGCTGGTCTCGATGTACTCAACGGCGCAAGCGCAGCGTGGGTGTGCGGGTGGTAACATCTTCTGTCCCGGAAACAGCAATTTGCCCCGGTACTCAAAGCTGTCGTCCATACTCACCTCGGTACCTTCAAGGGCTGCGCAGATGTCGCACACGGCATCGTCGCCGGATGTGCTCCATACTTTCTTCACTTCTCCGAGAAGATTCTGCTCCTGGGCTTGCCGTACTCCTTCGTCGGCGCCCCTGTTGTATGCAAAGGCGCTTTCTGTCTGAGCGATCGTCAATGCCCTCTGCCGGTGCTGCCTCTCAGCGTATTTCTGCGAAGCATCCAGGGCTTTTTGCCGGATGCTGGATGCACTCATTCTCGGATGGTCCTTTGTCAGCGTAGCAACGATGTTGTCATAATACTTCGCATTGGCTGCCGCCTGTCCCTCGGTCAGTCCGATGCAGGGGCGGATCATTCTCGCCAATTCGTCTACCGTGTGGCTCTCCCGCATCTTCTGTGTCAGAAGAGTTGCTATTGCGTTCTTCTGCTCCTCGGTGGATGCCGTAACGAAAGCGGCTCCCCTCTCCTTGATCCAGTTGAGGATGCCAGTTGACTGCGTGTTAAACTCAAAAGCAAGACCGTCCATGAGCGGCTGCCCTGTCGGTCCTGCTTCTATCGCATTGGTCCACATACTGCTCAGCTTTTCAGACACAAGCACCGAGTAGTCCTGCGACCAGTCTCTTATTGTCTGACTGCTGATTTCTCCATTCTTCACCGCCTCACGCAACTCCTGGTACGTGATGGCGTTCTGCTGATCCTTCCAAAAACCGCAGAGGACTTTGACCGGCTCTACGGTTACTTCCGTACTCTCCAGATAGCTTTTCAGTCTGTCGAGGACTTCCTGGCTGGTTTTGGACTTCGCCTTTTTCAGACGTTTTCCCGGTCTTATCAGAAGTGCCATAGGCTACCCCCTTCCAAGACGCTTTTTCGCCGCCTCTACCTGGTCTGCAGGTATTTCTTCCTCCTGCTCTTCCGGATTCTTGCCTGCGGCTGTTTCCGGTGGCTGGTTCTGCTGTTGCTGCTCTTTGCGGCGTTCGTCCATGTCTCTGTCATCAGCTGTTCTTTCCGGCAAATGCCCTACCTGGCGGATGTAGTCCTCCAGTCCATCATCCGGTACCAGAACTCCGATTCCTGTCATGTCCTTAATGAACGAAGCAACCTCGGTGATGTTCGCATCCTCAATGTCGCCGTGTGTCATTCTCGGATATTCCGTGATTCCAGAGAAATGCTCTCCGTTAATGTCGATCAACTGGGGGATGCCCTGGCTGTTGAAGGTCTCACAGATAATGTCCAGGAACGCTCCGATTGCGATAGCGAAAAGCTCCGTCTTATCAGAACTCAAAGCCCAGCTTCCGGCGTGATCGTGTCCGAGGAAAATGAAATCCGCAAGCACCGTCATAGCAATTCTCGTATCGTACCGGTTGATGATCGCATTTGTGTCAAACTGCCGTGTGCCTCCGGAACTCAGCAGCTTTAACTCATAGCCGTATGGAAGGACAACGCCCTCCATTTCGTCTCTGCGGATGTTCCGCACCATAGCCTCCAATCCTGCCCTGTTCCGCTTATTTTCTTCCATCGTGTCGTCCCACAGGTCAACTCCTTCCGGACCATAGATAACCGGCAATCCGGCAAGGTCTCTCTCAATACCGATACCCTCAATCTCCTGGATTCTTCTCTTGAAGTACCACGAGCGGTAGGCGTTTCTCAGTATGCTCCTGCCCTCCGGGTTGTTCTTCCGTGATTTCGTGCGGAACAACAGCGCCTTGCTGGTCGGGATAGTGAACAGACCGTAATCCGGTGGCGGCATCTGCGTCATTCCGATAAGGTTGTCCTCGTCGTCATACTCCCACTGATAAAGCGTTTCCTGCGCTCTTATCGGCAATTTCCTCCACCCGATCAGACCGTCCGTGTACTTGCTCTTGGTGCGTGGGTCCTTCGTGTTTCCCATCCTGCGCTTATACACAATCTCGTGATAACTCCAGCCGTAAGTTATGAAAGAAAGGATTTCAGAGATTGTATCAATCCATGTGTCCTGC